AGTTGCTATCTAGTATTTCCATAAGCATCTTTTCAGGTTTATTAGGAGTTTTATTAAAAGCTTCAAAAGATCTTTTTGCAAATTGAGGGTCTTGCCAGAGCTTTTTATGAGACTTGCTCATCTTTTGCTTATGTTGCTCTGAAAAGTGTTTACCAAACATAGGATTCTTTTCCCCAGTTTGTGCTATACTCATTTTAATTTTAGTTTCCTCAGTAAGGTGCTTGCCAAACATAGGATGATTCTCTCCAGATAAAGCAACACTCATCTTCTGCTTGCTTTCATCAGAAAAATGCTTGCCTTTCATAGGAGAAGGCCTACCCTTGAATGCTTCCCTTAACTTCTGCTTATGCTACTCTGAAAAGTGTTTCCCTAGATGTGCTTCCCTCATCTTATCTTTAGTCTCCTCAGAACGGTGCTTGCCTAGGTTTGCTTCACTTAGCTTCTGCTTATGCTCATCTGAAAGGTGCTTTCCTAGATATGCCTCGCTCAGCTTAGCTTTAGTTTCATCTGAAAGATGCTTGCCTAGATTTGCTTCCCTCAGCTTCTGCTTAGTCTCACTAGAAAGGTGCTTGCCAATCTGTGCTTTCCCTATTTTAGCTTTAGTCTCCTCAGAATGATGCTTGCCTAAATGTGCATCACTTAGCTTCTGCTTATGTTCATCTGAAAATTGCTTGCCTAGATTTGCTTCCCTCAGCTTCTGCTTAGTTTCCTCTGAATGATGCGATCCTTTATGCCAAGTCATTGTTTAATACCCCTCAGCTTCTCGTTTCCTCCCCCACACGTTCCTTAGGAGTTGGCGAAGCGCCTCTTGGCTTCTTTTTATCTAAGTCCTGTAGCTGATCATATTTGGGATCACTCATAGGATTCAGTCCCATGCGAATTCTTGCTTCGTTTTGAGTCGATAGACCACCTCTAACAAGGGTATCACAAAGGCTCGCCAACTTTCTTAGATCTCTCAGATCCCTTGTATTCAGGTCTAAGTAATACTGATCAACTCCAAGTCCCTCTTTCAGGAGATATGCCATTTTCCCCTCAATATATGTCTCATCAGCTGGAATTGTGGATGTCCTGTACGTGTCTATCTGAGAAATGGAATCACCTGAACCTCTAGTTCCCTCCGTTGAAATTCCGAGTCGAGCGAGGACTAAACCGTCTGCGACAACTATCTCATCCCTACTCAAAAGGGTATATTCAACAAAAGGAAATTCGTTAATGCTTGTGTCAAACTTTTGCCATTCAAGTTTCATGTCAGAAGCAACTCTAGGTAGGCCAAGCAATATAATAGATCTACCTCCACGTTCAATATCCTGGAAGTACTGTTGTAATTGTTCATTGGTCTCATCATCAACATCTCCACCCTGCAATATACCAAGGTGGGACGGTAGAGGTCTTAGAAACCAGTTAATATTATGATCCCTAACCTTAACATTGCCATCTATAGCTTTCAACCCCGTGATTATAGGAGGAACACCATAGACACGATCTCTAGGATGATCGTGCATGAACGTCAATATCTCATTTCCAGCCTTAATCGGATCTTTGCCATTAAACTTCTTGCCATTTTTACTGTCTATTAAAATCCACTTACCTTTTATCCGCTTCAGTCCAAACTTTTGGAACCATCTTACTGTCTGCTCATCTATTTCCTGGGACAGCAAATCTGGTCGATCCCAGTAAGCTTGAATTGTCTCAGCTTGTAAATGACCAATTCTTCCTATCTTTCCACCACGTCTCCTTGCAACTTCTAACCTTCCGTTACCAAAAGCGTGCATATCAAAGATAACTTTACTAATTATATCTTCCAGTCTATCCTCGCCTTCATTAACGAGGTCAAGCCACTCTTCAAGAATACTTAACTGAACTCTTTTTTTCATCTTATTTGGCTTATCAACTTTCCTACCATATTTTTCAGTTATCTCTTTTATCTCAAATACATGAACAACATCTTTAGTCCTCAGTGTTATACATCTAAAATGATATGGAGACTCCTCTAAAAACTGCTTTAATCCATCAAAGTTATACTCAGGGGTAATTGGATCTCCTTTTGCATGAACCTCTTTCTGCCCCTTCAAACCTCCATACATCTTTGCTAGTGTTGTTGGAGTAAGCTTATCATTTGGAGTTGCCCCCGCCATCCCACCAATATAAGCCTTACTAATCTCCTCATCCACCGTAGAATTATCAAGAGCGATACGAAGAACTTTTAACTTACCAAACCGCTTCTCATCATGCTCTACTATCTTACCGTTTACAGCTGTTTTTAAGTCACCAGCATCTGTACGCTCTACATCAACATTCAATTTTTCCTTTGCCATATTATCCCTTCCAATAATTAGGATTTATGATCGTATAAATCATATCTACCACAAACCTTGAGAGATCCAGTTATCCCTTTTATCCTACAATGATAGGCACATCCAGAAACAGCATCTGTAATATCCTTTCCTCCAACCCTATGGTCAATTTTACCAGAAGAACTAAAGATAAGAGAACGAACATTGTCCATATATCCTTTTATCACGGGCATATCAATTTCTCCACGATAATGTGCTTCTCTCCACAAAATATACGGATCATTACTAGTTTCTACCGAGAAATTATCAGCTTTTATACCAGAACTTTGTAATCTTTGTATAGACTCAACACTTTGATACCTATCGAATGTAATTAGTCCAATCTTAAAGCCTCTTGCACGTAAATCATATACTATATATTGAGGTTTAGTAATATCTACTACCTGTCCACACTTTGGATCAACAACATATACAAAATCTATAACTGTTTTTTGCCCCTCTTGATGCCCAAAAGCAAAAGCTAAAGCGTCCTGATTCTTAGCTAGATCAACATGTCCATAATACAATACATTCTTTTGTGGTGTAAAGTCTGGATTAAGGGTGCCATCTGGATTTATCATATTCTCCCGTTCGGGATTCATCTTAACTAAATGTGGATATTGAATAAATCCCCTAACACCCCCGACAAAGATAGACGCATAATCTCTTAGAAATGTGCCTGGGTCCTCTTTATATTCCCCAAAGTATGGCATTGGAATTGGTATTAAGTACTTATTGCTTGAATATGGATTCTTATTAGTACCCACATCCCACTTAAAATGTTCAAATGGAAATTCCTTTATGTCTTCACTATCTGTCTTTTTTGTTATGGAAAAGTCTCTTTCATCTATCAAAAACCATGACTCTTTTTGTATTGGTTTAGCTGCCCATGTATATCTCATAGTTGCATATCCAGATGGACTTGCTTCGACTTCAGTGTATTTTTTCTGAACGAAGGAGGAGAACCTACGAGCTGACGACACCATCATCATAAGTCCAAGTCCTGCATCCCTGAATCTAGATTTAATTCTCCTTGTCAAAAGGCTGGATATATTCTGGGCTTGATCCTCAAAGGATCCCATAAGTGATCGTTCTAGGAATAGATCACACTCATCCATAACAGCAGCAAGCATATTGTAACCAGCTGGTTTTGTCTCTGCCCCAGAACCACACTCAACAGTTATATCATGTGGAAAGATATACTCTAAGCCAGCAGGCCTGTCCTGCTTATTCTTGGGCATGTTTTTCATTGGAAAATTCCTAGAGAACCATTCACTTTCCTTGACATGTTCCCATATATAACGGAACACTATGTCCTTAGCCTGCTTTTCGCGAATAGATGTTACCATTAGAACGATCAAGGAACCAGGCTTCAGCCCCATTGATGCTTGGGGACTTGGCATGTGGGCTAGAAGATAAAGAATATAGGTAAGAGAGAGGGAGGCAAACATTGATTTGCCGGATCCTACCCCATCAACCTTGACTACCTCATCTACCTTCCTAGTATGTGAAAACACCTGTTCTAGATCATAAATAACTGATGGATAAATATATCCACCGAGTCCAAGAATGTCTTCTATAAAAGGTCTAGGATCAAGATAGCCGGGGATTACATGGGCTTTATTGCCGGGAAGTTTAATGCCTCGTTTATCTTTCTTTAATAACTCATCTAAATACCAGAGCATGTGATCATCCCCGTGACTACTCTACTAGATCAGCTAGCAGCTTTTATGACTTGCATCAAGAGATTGTAGTCCCAATCTCAAAATATTTTCTGCCGCATTTATATCTCTATTGAGAATTAAAGAGCAACAAGGGCAATGAAAAACACGATCAGAGAGTTTGAGCTTATGTCTATACCCGCATCGACTACATGTTTGGGATGTATAAGCTGGATTTACCTTGATCACCCGACCACTAGCCTCTGCCGCTTTATAGTCAAGCAAATTAAGGAACATCGCCCATGCTGCATCTCCAATGCTCTTGTTAATACCCCTAAAATTACCTTTTCTCATATTGTTAATGGACAAATCTTCCACACATATAGTATTGAACTTATTAACTATCTTTCGGGTTTCCTGATGAGCAAAATTAAGGCGTTTACAAGTGATTCTTTCATATATCCGAGCAACAACTTTATGAGTCTTTGCCCAAGGCTTATCCCCCTTCTTCTGTGTAGAAAGTTTTCGTTGGGTTTTAGAGAGAGCTTTCTCTTCCTCTCTGAAAAATCGTGGATTGGAGATTTTACCTCCATCGGAGAAAGTAGCAAATCTTTCAAGCCCCATGTCAATACCAATGATAGGCTGAGTGGATTTCTCAATAGGATTATGATCAATCTCACAGGTAAAAGATACAAACCATTTGCCCGTTGGGGTACGACGAACAGTGCAAGTTTTGATCTTACCTTGGATAGGCCGATGAAGTTTAATCTTAACCTCACCTACCTTGGAAAGTTTAATTACATTTTTACAAATCTTAAACCCAGATTGAGGGTAGGTGAAGCTATCATATCTCCCCCTACCCTTAAAACGAGGATACCCAGGTTGTTTTTTGCTACTTTTTACTCGACGGAAAAAGGCCTTAAAAGCAAGGTCAACACGTGTGGAAACATTTTGAAGAACTTGACTATGAACATTGGACAAAAGGGGATACTCTTGCTTCAACACTTTCAATGTATTACTTTGGGCGTAATAAGAGATACTCTTCTTTTTAGAATTCCAAACACTTCTACGCTCTTCAAGAAAATGATTATAAAGCCAGCGGCAAGCATCCAACATCCGTTCAAGGAGCTTGGTTTGTCTTCGATTGGGAAAAATTCTGTACTTGAATGTCTTTCTCATACTTTATATGTATCGAGGCAGTTAGCATAAATATTTAGTGAAATGAAACCCATTATTGGCTATTTGATTTCGTATATAATCTAGTTTATTTTCAAGTATATCTTCCTGTTCTTTCTCCATACTCCCTTCCAATTCTAAGTATTTCATTATCATTTCAGTTAATCAGAATTATCCCAATGTTTCAATTTTATGGGCAGAGATTTTCCCATATTGACATATTAGTAAATAGCAATTAGCACATAATACCCCACCATTGGTTAAGCGACCTCGCAGTTTGTTCACCCGGAGCCATACATCATCAGGCGCGTGGAAATCGCATTGTAATCTACCACACAAACCACATCTAGAACCATTTATGAACCAAGCATGTCTCCAAGGTGAATAAAATGCCGGTGATCTCCTAAGCCAATATCTATCATAATCAATCCGCTCCCAGAAATTATCATCTGGATAGAAACCCCAACGAGTTTTCAACCTTGCTATCCAGCCCATTTCTTTATCCATACTCCCCAATTTCTGTTTCTCTACAAATATCTATGTTGGGAGGACTGCCGGGGATTGAACCTGGGACTCCAATATAGGAGGGAACCCTAGTCATTCTACTTCCTCTGACATATCACACTACTCCTTAATAAGATCCTTACACAGTGCTTGCACAGATTTAGAGAAGGTTTTAAGGGTCTTCGACATACTATCACCAGACTCTGCCATGTATCGCTTAGCATCCAAGGCGATATTTAACTGAACACCACCAACAGTTGATTCAAAAATAAACATACCAGGTGTTTCCTCTGTAAACATTTCCCGTAAATCATAGTAATCTGTTATTCCAACTTCCATAGTTTCACTCTCCTTTCCACTTATTGATAAGTGTGGACATTTCTGTCATTACATTCCAATTCTAGATTTTTAATATCCGTTTCATCTATTAGTATAACACATAAGTATGTAAAAGGTTCCAATAAAAAATTTTTGCCTATCTGTATTAGTAATATAAATTTTTTCTGGGGGAC